ATCTCGCCGAAGCCGGAGTCGAGGGTCACGCGCCCGCCCTTCTCCTTGGCCGACGCGGCAAGCTCTTCGAGGCCGTCCGTGATGCCCCGCGCCATGTCACGCGGCGCGTCGTGGTGTAGCTCCCGCATAATGGCAAGGAACTCCACGTCGGGGACCTCCATCGCCACCATCTCGCGCCACATCACGGCACCCTTGCCCGTCCCGTCCTTGACAGCGTTCTGGTCCGACGCCCAGCCTGCCTCGCGCACGTCGTCGTACATGACGAACTTGTAGCCAAGCTGCTGACGCCTGTGCGGCGTGTCGGAGGGGTGCGTGGTGCTGACCCAGCACCTGTGCCAGCCGCTCCTCTTCGGGAGGCCCGGCAGGAGCGTCTGGCTCAACACCTCGCGGATACGCGCGCGGCGCTCCGGGTCGGTGTTCTCCTTCGCCTGCTCCCACTCGCCGCGCGTGAACTCACGCTCATTCATGCGCTCTTCGATGCCGTGGGGCTCGTCGCGGGCCGTCTGCATGGGGGCCCGCTCGCTCTGCGCGACCCTCGGGTCGCCTTCCTTGTTCGTTGCCATGATTGCTCCTAGTTCCGGCCCATGAGGCCCTGCTTGGCCTTCTGCTCGTTCGCCTTCCAGCTTGCGATCAGGCGAGCCTTCTTGGCCTTCTGGTCTGCGTCGAGGTTGCTTTCCAGCAGCCCCTCCGACTCAAGGTATTCCCGCATCTCGGGCTTCAGTTGGTAGCCCGGCGCGGCCGATCCCCGGCTGCCTCGTGGCGCGTTGGTCGGTGGCATGCCGCTGCTCCTTCGGGGGGCGGGCCTCTCTGACTCGCCGTCGTCGCTGGCTGTGCCAAGCCCACGCGCGCGGACGCGCTCTTCGAGAGTGCGCCAGTAGAGGGGGGTGTTGGGGTTGTAGCCCTCGGCGGCCAGATGGTCGTCAATAGCCTTCACGATCTCCGAGTCTTCGCTGCCGCCCTCCGCCTTGAACCACGGGTGACGGTCCATGAAGACCTCGCTGTACTTGGCTGCGGCAGGCGAGGCTGCGGGGCCTCCCTGACGCGGCTGCATCTGGCCCTGCGGCCTCTGCTGCTGGCCCTGCTGCGCCTCCGCGATAATGCGCTGGCGGGTGGTGGCAAGCTGGAAGACGCGGGCGGATGCCTCGTCGCGGAGGCGCTGGGCCTTCCTGAAGAGGTCCCCGTCGCCTGCGGCCACGGCCTTGCCCAGTTCATCGTCCAGATACTGTAGCTGCTGCTGGGCCTGTCCAAGCTGCCCCTCGACGGTGTTCAGGACGACGCCGACCTGACCCTGCGAGACAGACGAGACCATGCCAGATAGCTGGGAGACCTGCTGACGCAGCATCTCCAGTTCCGAGTCACGCTGGGAGATCGCGTCGCGTCGCGAGCGGTTGCGCCGCGAACGACGGGAGTTACCACGCTCCTCGACGCCCTCGTCGTCGTCATCCAACGCCTCGTCGTAGGCGAGACGAGCGTCGCGCTCGTCGGCCTCGTCCTCGTCGTTGGAGCCGGAGTCAGACGACCGGGCCTCCTTGCGCGGCGGGGCCTTCTCTTCAACCTCGTCGTGCTCCGGCTCGATCTCGACGTTCTCTTCGTCGTCGTTGATCACAAGCCCTTCCATGCCGCCCACCATCACGGTGTCGCGGCCATTGCCGGGGCTCTTCGGGCCGCGCTCTTCCTCGGCCTCTCGCTCTCGTTGAATTGTCGCCATGATTGCTCCTACGAGGTCTTGACGGCCAGAGGGTCACCTTCGATGACGCCGATGATGTCGGAGTCCTTGATGGTGATGAACAGCGCCTCGTCGTCGCCCTTGCCGTAGGGAACGGTGAAGCGGTCGCCGCCGAACATGGGCGCGCGGATGAACGTGCCGGGAGTACACCACGCACCCTCCGGCCACGGCTCCAGCGTATCTCGACGCTTAAACGCGGCGGGGCCCATCGCGCGCACCAGCGCGGTCTGGACGCGGTACTTCTCATCCTCGCGCGTCATGTCCGCGAAGATGATGCCGCTCGCAGTGCGCCGCTTGGGCGTCCTGATCTGACAGAGAATTAAGTACCCGCAGGGACGGATACCGGGGGCGATGTCGGGGAAGGCGAACTGGAGTTCTTCGCCGTAGTCTTTGCCGAGAAGCGACTTCACGCTTGCGGCCTTGGAGTAGTCTTCTCGAATAGCGACAGGCTTGGGGAAAGGGGTCGCTGTCTTAGTCGTCACGTTCCACCTCGTTGGCTGCTTCAACATACTCGTTGAGACGCTCACGAACCGTTGCTACGGCCTTGAGCATCCCGTTGATTGAGCCGAACTCGAAGACGTCCCGCTTGTTGTCGGCGGGACGTTCCGCGCATTCGACTGCTTGGGTCTTGATGTCCTCCAGAATCTGGAAGACGACCGCAAGATCGATCACTTCGCGCCTTTGGCCACGTTCTTGGGCGGCGACGGCTTCTTGCCGCCGTACGCCTTGCTGGTCGCCTCGTCGTACGAGTCGCCCGTGGCCATGCTCTTGTGCGGCTTCACCGCGCCGCTCGGGTACTTCGGTGCCATGTCATTTCCTCTTGCTGTTGATCGCCTTGAGGGCCTTGCTGTCGGCAGCACGATCCTTCGCGCTGCCCTCGGGGCCGTGTCGACCGGACTTGTCGGCACGTTTGTCGGCGGACGATTTCTCGTATTGCGCCATCGACATCTTCTTCTTCGCCATGTTGCTGTGTCCTTCCTAACAAAGAGGGTCGTATTTGCCGTTCCCACGCTTCAGCTTCGGGTCGTCGTGGTGCTGCGGCATGGTGCTGTATCCGGCGCTGCCGCCACGCTTGAAGCCGCTCGCGGGAATGCCGGGGCTGAAACCGTCGCTGGGCGCGGCACCCACAGGCGCTGACATGCCTCGGGGGGCTTTCGGCATCTTCGATGCGGCGGTTGCGGGGGGGCGACCGAAGCGGACGCCGGGGTTCTTCCTTGCCATGTTGGTCTCCTATGGGTTGGGGTTGATGCCTGTGCCGGTGGAGAGGTTGCCTGCCCCACCATCTGACTCGATTTTCATCTCGGTAATGGTCAATGCCGTCTCGTTGTCGGCGGCGTTGAGGCCTTCCTTCGACTGGATTGCGGCGGCGGCGATCATGTTGCGCTCCTGCTCGATCTGCTGCTTCGCCTGCTCGGACTGCTGCTGCATCTCCAGTTCCTTGGCCTTGATCGCAGCGTCCATCTGCATCTTCTGCTGCGACTCCTGCGCCTTGCGCTGCGCCTCGGCCTGCTGGACCTGCATCTTCTGCGCGTCCATCTGCATCTTCGCCTGACCAATTTGCGTGCGGCTCTGCATGTCGGCCATCTTCGCCTGACCCATCTGCTGGTCGGCCTGCGCTTGCCGCTCGACGTCCTTCATAGCGACGATGCTCGGGTCCATCGGCTGCGGAGGAGCCAGCTTCTGCATGAGTTGCTGCGCCTGCTGGATGATCGGCGGCACCTCGGCAAGCTGCTCCTGCGCGTGCTGGAGCACGGGCGGCGTGATCTCGGCCAGCAGTCGGTCGAGGGAGACCTCGACGCCCTTGATGCGGGCGAGCGACTCGACGGTGATGGTCGGATCGTTGGCGCGTTCCTGAATGGCGGCGTTGGCCGCGATCAGCGTCGCGTCGGCGTACCAGAGAGCCAGATGCTCCGCGAGATGCCCCATCATAATCGGCAGGTACTTCATCGCGATGATGGGGTTCGAGCCGAACAGCGGCGACGCAAGGTAGGCCAAGTGGATGGCGAGGTGAGCCTCGTGGTCCTGTCCGGGGTAGGCCTTGATGGGCAGGCCGCTCGATGCCTCGACGTTCTCGGCGACGGCGTTCTTCTGTGTCGCCTGCGGTGCCGGGATCAGGAACTGTTCCGGGTCGGGCACGTTCATGCGCTTGAGAAAAAACAGTTCCGACTTGCGTAGATCGTAGAGGCCCGGAGGCGCGGTCGTCGCGCGCTGCTGGATCATCTGCGCCTGCGCCGAACGCTGCATATCGGAGAAGATGCGCGGATCGCTGACCGGTGTGACGGTCATAGGCCCTTGGAAGTCCTGCTTGGTCACCGTCAGTTCGCCGAACTGGTCGACGACCACCTGATTGCTGACCGTGTGGGCGTTGATGTGCCAAAGCTGCTTCAGGAAGCGGCGCATCGAGCGGTGCAGGCGACCATGCACGGCCCCGAAGTTCTTGAGGCCCTGCTCGATGAACATCGAGGCGGTGCCGACGGGCGTGTTGCCCGTCATCTTGTCGTATTCGTCGAACGTCGTGCGGACCACGCCGCGTGCCGAGTCGACGAGGAAGCCCAGCAACTGGAAGAGGACAGGCGACGGCGGCGGGAACGGCAGCGGCATGTACGTCTTGCGAACGTCGTCCATCGCAAGCGAGCCCGACATCTCGGTGGTCTGCCCGACCTGCGGCCTGATGTTCTGGCCGCCTGTCGTTGCACCACCCTTCAGCTTGACTCCGGTCTGGCTGTTGCTCAGGAACGCCGCGTCGAGCAGGGCGCGCAGCGTGCCGGTCGCGGCTCCGGCCAGCGAGCCGATCATCTGCGTCATGCCGATGGGGATGCCGCCGCGCCAAGGCCAGAAGGGCCACTCAATGAGGAAGTCGAGGCGCTTGTGGTTGTCGTCGCCCTCCTCCCAGTTGCGGTAGACCGCGAGGATGCGGCGCGTGTTGACGTCGATGGTGACGATGTAGGGGAGGAGGCCCTCGTCGTCTTCTTCCTCCATCGAGGGGAGCATGGCCGACACTTCGTAGACCACACGCACGTCGTCCACATTCTCGGTGGGTGCTTCGCGGCCGATGATGCGGTCGTTGGCCGTCGTGCTCTTGGTCTGGTCGTCGAGGCTGGGCGCGGAGGCGACGTTCAGCACGTCGAGCCAGAGGCCGCGCCGGACGTTGTCGTTGAACTGGTACTTGTCGACGTCCTGCTCGTGCGTGATGCGCGGCTGGCTGTAGAAGTCGCCGTCGCTCCACGGGCGGTGGACCTTGTCGATAGGCACGAACATCGGGTTGGGGTTGCCGTCGACCGTGTACATCTTGGTGTAGAACGCGCCGCCCAACGGACACTGCGTGAAGCCCATCTCGAACTCGTGGTAGGCCGAGGTCATCATCTCGGTGACCTGATAGTTCATGTAGCGCGAGGTGCGCTTGGCGCGGTCCTCCTTCTCGTCGCTCGGGTCGCCGACGACGAAGCTCTTCACCGGTCCTTCGGGCGGCAGCATCTCCGACATGACGCGCGCGGAGAAATCGAGGGCCGCCTCCATCAGGGCGGGGTGCGTCGCGCGCGATGCGCCTGCGAAGCTGGCACCACCGGGCGCGTCGTTGCCTAGGCCGGTGCGGCGGAGGCCCTCCTCGTACTGCTGGTCGCGCTTCTCGTGCGCCTCCTTGTCGATCTCGATGGCGTCGATCAGTTCGCCCGCGAGTTCCGACAGTTCTGCGTGATCCATCGTCTCCGCGAGGTTGTCGAAGTGCGAGCCTACTTCGGCGCTCTCCTCCTCGGGATCGTTGAGCGAGACATCACCCTTCTCGGTGATGTCGACGCTGCCGCCCTTGGGCACGGCGGTCTCGATGTTCGTGATACCCAACGCGCGCCCGGTCTGGGCGTACGGATCAACAGAGTCAGCCATTCATTCCCCCACAGCCGCGCAGGTAGCCGCCGCGTGCCATCAATGCTCCATCGCCGTACATCCAAGGCTGCTCGCCATCCTGACCGGTGACCGGGCCGCCTTCGGCGGCCATCATCATCGGCAGAAACTTCATGGCCATAGAGGCGATCTGCGTCAGGTCGCCCATGCCTCCGCCTCCGCCCTTGCTGCCTTGGCTCTGACTCTGGAGCGCCTGCCTCGACGCGCCCTCGGCCATCGACATCAGGCGCTGACGCTCGGCGGCGTCGCGGGCGACCTGCCCGTTGTTCGCGTTGAGGGGCGGCGAGATTGCGCCGGGGACACCGTTCGCGGCGGCCCAGTCCATCGGGTCGGGCTGCACACTGGGATTGACCTGCGGCGAGAGGAAGCGCGTAAGGTCATTCGGGTCCTCCTCGTCGCCCTGCGGCAGGAAGCCGGTCGAGCCACCGTGTGCGAAGAACATCCCCATGCCGCCGCGCAGCGCGCCGTAGCCCGCGTTCAGAGCGTCTCGACCGACGTCTCCACCCTCGCCGGGCTCGATGAGGTGAGCGGCCATTGTACCCGCGCCGCGTCCCAACGAACCGCCGACGCCGGGCATCGCGAGGCTGCCACCTATTTCACCGAGGTAGCCCAAGGCCTTGTCGAGTTCAAAGTCCTCGCCACCGAAGATAGCACCCGCGCCGTCCGCGATGAGGTTCAGGCCCGCACCGAAGGGGCCGAGGAAGTCGAACGTGTTGCCGGTGTCCTTGGCGTGGCCGCCCTGCGCCATGCCGTAGAACGGCCTTTCGGCCTTGAGGGCCTTGTAGGTGGGGTCTTGATCGCGCATGAACTTCTCGTAGGCGTACGACGGCTCGGACGGCGGCTGTTGCTCAGTGGGCTCCATGTCGCCGCCGGGGCCACCACCAAGAATGGAGGCGAGATTGGCGCTGTTGCCAACGTGACCGAGGCTTCGCGCGACGCGGCCCGCGTTGTTGGCAATGCCGAGGCCGAGGGCGTTGAGCGACATGCTGCCAAGCGCGCGGCCCGTCTCGCCGCCGTAGCGTGAGGTGGTCTCGGGGAACAACGAGTCGATGCCCTTTGAAATGCCTTCCGACGTACCCCAGTGCGGGATGCGCGTCGGGTTCGATCCCGGTGCCACACTGTCGAGGTAGTCCGCGCGCAGGTTCATGATGTCTCCCACGAGGCCGGGTAGCTCGGCGATGGATGCGACGCCTCGGGGGATTTGAGTCAGCATGTCGCGGTAGTGGCCGCCGAGGTCCTTCTTGATCTCGACGTCCTCTTGGGCGAGACGCTCGGCGTTCCTACGGCGCTCTTGTTCTGCACGCTGCTTGGGTGAGTACTGCGGCGCGAAGAAGCCCTGCGGTGCATCCTCCGGCTGCCCACCACCAGCGAAGCTCTGCTGCCAGATCGGATGGTATTGGTCTTCCACGGTGCCACCTTC